TGACCTCGGACAGCAGGAAGCTGTTCTCCCACACGACGATGTCCACCCAGGAGTACGCCTCCAGGCCGACCGACGCCTCGTTCCATGAGATCGACTGGCCGCAGAACTGAGAGCACAGCGTGGTGGCGTCACCGACTGCGACACGGACCATCGTGCCGGGACCGAAGAACGGCGACACCCACGGCGTCCACTCGTCGTCGTCGTTGTTGAGCCGGATGTTCAGTTCCCCGGCGATGGGTCGCTCCGCTGGCGCACCACCGCGGCTCCAGTGCAGGCCCTCGCAGTCCTTGGTCAGGTCCACCCATCGGGGTCCGCCGAGCACGCCCGTTCCTAGTACGAACGTGCCCAGCAGATTCCCGACCGTGACGACGGCTGCTTGCACTGCCAGTCGGTAGGTCGCTGGATACCCAGGTATGCCGAGTGGAATGCCGCTATCGGCAGTCAGCATCTCCTCGCACAGGTCGCTCTGCAGTGTCATCGTCCACCTCGTCGGTGGTACTGCTTGTTGGCCGCAGCGACTGCCAGTGGTGAGATACCAGGCGGGAAGTACTGGATGATCGTCACCGGAGATCCGATGATGCCACCCGAATCGACCGGCTGACCGTGAGGCACGATCTTGCCGTTGACCGAGGGCACGAAGGTCTCGGGGCCTGTGCCGTCGTTGACCGTGTACGCATGACCGGCCATCACAGGACCACCGGCCATCGTCTTGACGCCCTTCTGGCCGAGCTTCTGGATGATGTCCTGTGAGCCGACAGCGGTCAGCAGGATCTTGATGTCGCGCTGCCGAGTCAGTTCCTCCAGGTCGGCTTCGATCTTGGTCACGTCGCCGGAGTTGAGGTCAGCGAAGATCTCTGTCTTCTTCGACTCGGGGATCGTGTCGGTGGCGTTGACGTAGTCGGCCACCGTGCGGATCAGGTTGCGGGTGTCTTCGTCGGAGTGCTTGGTGTTCGCGTTGTAGTCCGAGACCGCTTGGTTGACATCGGCCCACGCCTGCTGCTCGTCCAACGCATCGATCAGGTGCCGGTAGGCCCCATCGGCCAGCGCCGTCTGCTCCTTGAACTTGTCCACCTGGATGGTGCCCTTGCGGGTCGCCTCGGTGTTGTCCTTGACCGAGTTGGTGCCGACGTCGTAGGTGTTGTTGAGCCGGTGCAGTTCCCGCTCGGTCTCATGCGACGTAGCACCGCTGACGAACTGCTGATCGTTCCACGCCTTGTTCGCTTCAATGCTGTCATCGATGTACTGGTTGCCAGCCTGGATGACGGCGTTGAGATCTCCGTGGGCAGCGATGGCTTCGCCGTTGGCGATCACCCACTGCTTGAAGCCCTCCTTGCCGAGCGCCACCTTGCCGGTGAACTCGTCAAGTGTGATACCGGCATCGGCCAGCGTGCCGACGAGATCCTTCGTCTTGCCATCGGCAACGTCGATGAACTCCACCTTGCCGGTGTCAGCGAACTCGTCGTTCAGTTGCTCCAGCGCTGTCTTGCCCGCACGCAGCGCCGTCACGAAGTCATCGACCTTCTTCTTGTTGAAGGCGTCGATGTTCTTGTTGATCTCCAGGCCCTTCTGGATCGACGTGACCACCAGCGTGATCGCACCGAGGCCCAGGCCAGCAGTGAGCATCGACTTCAGCGCGACCTCGCCACCGAGAGCACCCTCGGTCACCTGTGAGATGGCCTCACCGAGCGCACCGAATCCAGTGGCAGCACCGAGCGAGTCACCGATGGCCGCACCGGCCAGCGAGTGCGTGGCGTCCTTGGCACGGTCGGTGCCGTGCTCCATGTCGTCACCGAGCTTCTTGCCGGTGGTGGTGGACGCATCATCCACGGAGCGCAGGTCGGCCTTGAACTCATCGATGTTGGCCTTGGCCTTGTCGATGTCGGCCAGGATGTCAACGACGGTGGGGTTGCTGGCCAGCCGATCAGAGAGTTGTGATACCTCCTTGATGTCACCTTCTGCTGACTCGGTGTCGGCATCGACCTTGACCGTGGTCGTCTCGTCAAGGTCTTCCAGATCTTCCTTGATGCCCTTCAGGTCCTTGTCGGCCTGCTTGGCGTCGAGCTTCAGCTTGATGTCGATGTCTTTGGAGGCCATCAGATGCTCCCAACCAGTTGTGTTACTGCTTTGTCCGCAGCCTTGGGCACCTCGGTCTCCATGATCTTCAGCGCGTCATCGATGGTGTGCAGGCCCCGAGACGGACGGAACGACGACAGCGAGCGTGGACCTGCCGGTGTGCGCAGTGCCCGCTTCTTGCGTGGGCGGATCGTGCCTCGACGTCGTCGGCCCTTGTCGGCCAGGTTCCACAGGCCCGCAGGGCGCAGGCTCAGCACCACAGTGTCGCCTTCGATCTCGTAGCCGGATGACAGCTTGGCGTTGCCCTTCAGGTTGGACATCCGCAGGTCGCCGCCGAGGTCAGCCTTCACTGCATCTTGGGCGGCTTTCTTCCCGGCGAGGCCCATCGCATGGCTGATCTGCTCCAGCGAGTGTGAGTTCGTCAGCGTGATCAGCGTGCGCCCAACAGCGGACGGCGTGGCCACGACTCAGGTGGTTGCCTTGATCAGCGTGCCCGCCTTGATCGGCAGGGTCTGTGATTGGGTCCTGAGTTGGCCGACAGTGCCACCGAGATCGACGCCCAGGAGGATGGCGACACCGGAGTACCGGGGGTTCTCTGGTCCGACCGGAGCGGGGTCGAGCGTGCCCGAGAACCACAGTTCCGATGTCGGCGTCTGGATCGCCAGTTCAAACAGATCGAACGGCGCATCCGCCGTCAGGTCGCTGAAGAAGTCGATGATCAGATTGTCGGTCTCCGCGCCTGCAGCGACGGACGCCTGGCCGGTTGCCAGCGTGCCTGGGATGGCGATGGACTCACGCAGACGCTGGATCGTCATGCGGGTCACCCACGCCGAGATGTCGATGTCTGCTGGATCGTCCAGCCCCATCGTCAGGTTGCCCTTGAGTTGTGTTACTGACATTGGTACCTCACTTGGTTCGTAGGGAGAAGTTGAAGTCAGCAGCGAGCACTTGCGTCGTCTCCCCGAACGAAGCGGCTCTGATGTTGTCGATGTTGATGAAGGCCACGCCGCTCCAATGGATCGGTGTTGCGTTCATCACGGCGTTGGGGATCTGCAGTGTCGAGAGGAAGTCGCTCAGTTCCTTCTGGGCGGTGTCCTCGTTGGCTCTGCTGACACACAGCGTCAGGGTGATGTCGAGCGTGCATTGACCGGCAGACGAGAACTCACGCATGTCGGTAGGCATCTGGGCGTACAGGCATGGCAACTCGGGTGAGTTGGGCACGTCCTCGTACAGGGAGAGGCCCTGGTCGGCGCAACTACCGACCAGGGCGCTCTTCAGCCCATGCAGGTCCATCAGCCAACCACGAAGTTGGCGTAGGGATCAAGCATCCGTTCGATGTCTGGGTCGAGCCGGGTGACACGGATGGCACCGAACTCGCTGTTGGCGATGACGCCTTCCGGCGACGACTTGCGCTTCCACACCCTGGCGCACTGCATTGTGATACCGAGGTCGTAGTCGGGGTCTTCAAACTCCGGCTCGGTGTGCGTCTTGGCGATGTTGGCCGAGATGGCATCGACAACCTTGGTCATCGACTCCGTCGCGGCCTCGGTCACGGTGGGCGTGCCCATCCATGAGAAGACGTCGTCACTGGTGATGGTCATGTCAGTCTCCGTGGAGGGTGGCCACGATCTGTTCCTTCGTGGCTCCCTCGGGATCGACGTCGTGAGCGAGAGCGAACGCTTCCAGTTCGTCCTTGCGCATCGCCAGCAGTGCCGAGCGTGACGGCAGTTCGTCGCCGTCCTTCGGCTCGACCTCTTCGTGGCCATGGCCCGGTGGTGTCTCACCGACTTCGTGCTCGACCTCGATGTCACCGCGCCCTTTGGGAGCGGCCTCTTCCCAGGCGAGTGCGCCCGAGTCGCTGATCACGTATTGGCCAGCCATGTCACACCATCGCCACGAAGCCGGAGGCGTAGCCGAACGTGGCGATGTAGCCGCGGTAGGCCATCACGACGCCGAGGTGCGAGACGTCCGGTGCCGTGATGAGGCCCTTGATGTTCTCGTACGACTCGACCAGTGACGATGCGCCGATGATGCGGGTGTTGGCGGGCAGTTGCGGGCCGACGACGATGTTCAGCGGCATGCCTGCGTCACCGAGCGCCTGCTTGATGAGGCTCATCGCGCTGACGTTGGTCGTGGCGTTGCTGACACCGGCCAACGTCATCGCTGCGTCGAGCGAGAGCCACAGTGTGTCTGCCTGCTTCTTGCTGTCGGCGTACACAACACCCATGGCCGTTGTGATACTGGAGATCATCGTGCCGATGTTGGTGGCGGTCCACGGACTCGTCGGTGCTGCAGCGAGTGCGAGCAGCGCTGCGACGGCAACGGACTCGGTGACACCGGCAAAGACGTCCACGAAGTCCTGCACGACCAACTGCATGGCCGAAGGATCGGTCCAGTCCACGTCTTGCTCCGACAGTTCCAGCACGCCACCGAAGGTCCGCTTGGTGACGTTGTCGCCAGCGATGGTCATCTTCCGAGAGACCAACTCGTCAAGCTCGACGGCCTGCTCGGCAACAGCAACGTGCTGTGTGATGCGGGGCCTGGTGAACACCTTGCCGGTGCCTGGCATCGGACGGCTGGTGAAGCTGTTCCACACCGGGCGGCTGTTGTCGGTGAACGACAGCAGTGGTCCGACGATTGGCGTTGGCAGAATTCCCGGCGTGTCGCTGGTCGTCTGACCGGCAACTGCTCGGGTCAGCAACTCGGACGCTTCCTGGTCGCCCTTCTTGGCGCGGTAGTGGAGCACCAACCACTCGCCAGCGGTCATCGTCTCCGGTGGCGTCTCGATCTTGTTGGCCGAGCGGGTCACCAGTTGCTGTGGTTGGACTCGGGCGAGCACCTGTGCCGCTGCGTCGATGGAGCCGACCTTCTTCGCTTCGGCTTCGATCTCGGGGAGCATCTGCTCGGCGCGTTCGTAGAGCTTGTCCACGTCTGCTTGCTCGGCATCGGACAGGTCTCGGCCTGCCGACGTGGCCTTGGATTCGATGACGTTGATGCCATCGCGGATATCGGAGTGTTGACGCCGCAGGGCGTCGAGTCGTACTGACATGATCTACCTCGTAAAGGTCTCAACGGACTCGTCGGAAACGAGTCTCAACGTGGAGGGTGATCAGCGAGGTGACTCTCCCCCGATGGAGCGCAGACGGGGAGGCGGGCTGTTGATCGGGCCTGTGCGACGAGATTACACCACCGGGAGCAGCAGGCGGCGCTTCCTGAGGGCGTCCAGGCGCGGTGTGGCCGACTCGGAGCGCACCGAGAGCACCAGAGTGCCTTCGTGTTGGGCGACTTCGGCCAGTGACAGTTCCTCGACAGCGATCTCCGTGCGCCGGGTGACGGGGCCTCGGGGATCGGAGCGGGTCAGGTGTCGCAGGCTCCTGAAACCGAGGCTGACGGCTGGCAACTCACCGTCGTTGACACGTCCGAGGGTGCGGCTGGCGTACTTGGTGTCGCTCATCCGTGCTCGGAACAGCAGAGCGCCCTCGGATGCGCTGTGCTCAAACGTCGTCTCACCGACCGAACCCTTCAGGTGCTCATGTCGGACGAACAGCGGACGCTCGGCACGCATCCGCAGCGAGCGCATGGCCGACTGAGGGTCGAATTCCTCCAGGTATCTCACCACGCCGTCGTCGGTGACCTTCGATGGGTGGTCGTACTTGGCTGCGATGCCGGTGAGCGTGCGCCCATCGCCCTCGACTTCAAAGTCAGCGGATCGGAACAGCAGAAAGTCGGTCATGACGCCGCCTCCAGTGCGAGTGGGTCGGGTGGTGCCTGTGATACCGGAGTATCAGTGGGTGATAGTGGGGTACCAGGAGGCAGTTGTAGCTGCGGTGGCACCGGCTCCTTCTTTGCTGGCGGCTTGCCCTCGATCTCTCGGGTCTCGTCCTCGGTCTCCAGACCGATGTCCTGCGCCAGCTTGTGCAACTCGTACCGTTCGCGGGTGCTGGAACGCAGCAGCGCCTCGGGGTTGCCCCTCACGAAGTTGCGACCGGGGATCAGATGGCTCCACTCCTGCTCGACCGGGACCATGTTCGGGCCGTAGGTGTCGATGATCCGCTGCAGCGCGTCGTCGGTGCGGTTGCCGTAGGTCATCGAAGACGATGAGCCGAAGCTGGAACCGAGATCCTCGGGTCGCAGTCCGAACATCAGCGCCGACTCAGCGATGGAGAACTGTCGGGACTCCAGAAATTGAGCGTCGTCGGCAGACCAACTGACGGGCTGGTAACTCATCCGCTTGCCGATGACGGCGACGGAGCGATCACCGACCTTGCCGATCCAGTTGGCCTTGACGGTGGTCGCCTGTTGCTGCGTCGGCAGGTCCACGTCGATCTGGACGACACCACTGGGAACTCCACCGCCCTTCCACACCGCTCCGGCCATGCCGCCCTGGTCGAGCATCGCTGAGATGTTGCGGCGCTGGGCCTCGACCACACCGATGGCCATGATCTCGCCAGGCAGTGTGATACCGATGCGGACGTGGACCAGTTCATCGGGCGTGAAGTCCTCGCCGCCGATCTGGTAGATCACGTAGCCGTCCTCGTCGTAGCGAGGGACCACGCTGTCGATGGGCACCGGCAGGATCTGCCGTGGGTATCCGGTCGTCGGGTCGTAGTCGCACTTGATGCCGACCCAGTTCCCTCGCATCAGCGCTGTGCTGACGAGTTCCTTCCAGTACACGAAGCTGCCGGTGTACGTCGAGCACGGCGACTCCAGCACACCGGGCACCGGCAGTATCTCAGTACGCCCATCAGGCTGGAACGCTTGGGCACCGACCATCATCTGCGAGACCGCCGACGAGATCTTGTTGACCGCAGCCCAGCAGCCCACCAGTCCGTACGTCGTGCGCTCGGTGACCGGCAGGCTGGCAGTCGGCTGGGTGATTCCCAGCAGGCCGTACAGCGCCTCCCACGATCCTGTCTGGCTCTGCGCCTCCACCGGTCGTGGTTGCCGTGGCCGTGCTCGTACCAACGTGCCGTTCTTCATCACATCACTCCCAACATCGAATCGTCTACCTCTGTCTCGGGTTCGTGGGCCTCGCCGCTCCCAGCCAGGGCGATGGCCATTGACACAACACCGTCGATCTTGTGCCGGGTCTTGTTCTTGGCGAGCATGAAGCCGCCGCCCGAGACCTGCGGCACCGCTCGGAGCACATGGCTGCGCAGCACGGCGTCGTCGTCGTGGTCGAGCTTGCGGTCGATGATCAGGTGGTGCAGCGTCGAGTACGCCGGGATCATCCGAGCAGGCGTCTGTGGTATCTCAATCATCGGCAGGCCCTCGGTGGCCAACTCCTGTGCGCCCTCCACGAAGTAGCGAGGGTCGTAGGCGACCGAGACGACGTTGTGCTTGCGGCACAGTTCCCTGATGTGCTCACGGATCGCTGCGTGGTCGATGACTCCCGACTCCGGTGTCCAGATCTCGACCTTGGCGCGCCAGCGATCACCGACCTGCTGCAGTGCGCTCACGGCGCTGCAGTCGTCACGCATCGACTTGTCCACGCCGATGTGGACCGGCTCAGAAACATCAAGTCTGATGTTCTTCCCAGTGGCATCCCAGTGGCCGGGACCATCGGCTCCGAGCCAGCCGTCGTCGCTGACGCTCTGCCACTGGCCGAGTCGCATCATCCTGAACACCCACTCGGGCCGGTCAACGACATCGGCCTGCAGCGCCGAGATGTCCAAGAAGTGCCCGAGGGCGAAGTTGGCTCGGTGCCACTCGCCTGTGTCGTGGATGTCGGCATCGGGGTGCGCTGCGTACTCGGTCCACGACACGGACTTCGACGCAGCGCCAGCGAGCACCCGCTTGCGGAGCGTGTACATCGCAGAGTCCTGCGAGTTCGGTGTTGAGATACCAATGACACGGCTCTCGTCGCCACGCTTGCCGCCCGATTGAACGAGGTTGCCCCAGCGCTCGTCATCCCAGTGCGAAGCGCCGAACTCATCGGCAACCAACAGGCTCGGGCTGAGGCCCAGCAGCGTGTCGGGGTCTCTGGTCGCCAGTGGAGCCATCACACCATCGGTTGCCGGGACGACCATGCGTGGGTCCTGGGTCCCGCGGTACAGCAGGGTGCGCTCGGTGAGTTCTGGGTGCAGTTGCAGCATCCTGCGAGCGATGCCGTAGACCCCAGAGGGCCGCATCGACTGCTGCAGGGTCGTGGCGCATATCGAGATATCAGGCGACCACGGATTGAGGAACAGTTCCGACAGTCCGATGCACGCCAGCAGCCCGGTCTTGCCGTTTCCCCGAGGACAACTCAGCGCAGCCGAGAGAATCCCCTTGGCGTACGTCTTCTCGATGAAGGTTCGCTGCGCTGGCAACAGTTTGATCTGCTGACCGGCGTTGACACCCCGAGGGACGATGCAGAACTCCTCGATGAACTTGATTCTGCGCCCTGTTTGGCTACCCCGCCACCTGTGCCATGGAGGCGTCGATGTGGTTCCAACTTCAAACCCGGCGTTTCCTGTGTCCTTCATTGTGATACCAGCAGGAATCCTGCACATATCGTCGTGGATACGCATCTCGGCAGGGGAAGGGTGCTGAGTTTTGCGCGGATCACAAAGAAATCGGGTTGGTCATTCACCGCGACCACCAGCCCTTCGGTTACAGCGGGGATGTTCGGGGTGTCTCGTTCCGTCAGGTTGGTGCCCGAGATCCCAGTGCCGAGTGATGATCAGGCACCCACACTTCGGGCACTCCACGCCGCCTTGAGCCACGATTGGTGCCCACTTGCGGCGCAGCATCCGGTGCTCGGAGCCGTACAACTCTGACTTCCGTGGTTGGTAGCTGCGTGACTTGGCACGTCTACAGGGTGGACAACGCCCGCTCTTGTCAGCCTCGGTGTGTTGACCACAGCCGAGGCAGATGATTGTCGTGCCCATCACTGGATCACAGAGAGTAGTCGTTTGATACCGCCGTATCCAGGACTGCCGTGGTCGTCTGATATCCCGGTATCACACGAAGTCTTAGTTGTGATACCAGACCAGTCCCTCACAGGCCGGGGTAGCGGAACACTCTCTTTCTCTTTCTCCCCAAACGAGGGGCCTTCGACGGTCCACGGAGGAGATAGGCCCCTCGTATCTGGCCTGTCTCCGTCTACCCGTCTGGCCATCTGGCAGACAGGTGGACAGTACTGGGGGGAGATTCGTACAGAACCAATGGATTCTCTGTCCTCGGCCCATGTCTGTGACCAGGGCTTTGTTCTTACGGGTATCCACTCCATTTGACACATATCGTGAACAGCACTAGTCCTATCCACTACTGAACGACAGCGTTTAGGCCCAATTAGCAACTCTTAGAGTTTGGAGGTATCACAACATGACAGTTTCCTACAAGACTCCAGCGACGGATGTCCCATTCGGCCAGATGCCGCACTGGATGCTCCGCACTGGCAAGTTGTCGCACACCCAGTTCCGCATCATGGCGGCTCTGTTGGCTGGCATCGGCAACCGCGGCACACCGCAGCACCTGACGTACACCTGGCTGGCCGAGTGGGCGAGCACCGACAAGAACACCGTCACCAAGGCCATGGCTCTGTTCACGGAGAACGGGTGGGTGGAGATCACCGGGAAGATGCGCAACTTCCGCAGGTACAAGCTCAACCTCGACAAGATGCGCTCCGATCTGATGGTTCGGGAATACGAGGCACCAGATGCCTAAGCGCAAGCTGACTGACGAGACACCACAGCCCATGGCCCCGAAGCCAGTGATCAATTACGCCCAACAGATGAAGGCGATCAAGAAGGCCAAGGCGTGGCTGACACCACCCGAAGACCGCGCCGAGGCCCAGCGCATCCGGCTGCACAACGAACTTGCCGCTCTGGAGAACGAGTTCCAGACGCTGATGATGACCACGCCCAAGGGGACGCAACAGCGTGAGGATCTGTTCGCTGAGATCGACCGGCTCAAGGGTGAGGTCCCGAGCTTCGATCCGACCAATCCGAGGGACGCCATCTTGAACTTCGATGAGGACGACTTCCCCGACATGGAAGGTGAGGAAGCGTGACTGACACTGTCGAGATCGAACTGGTGAACCTGCGGAACGATGATCCTGATTGGGGCAACGACTTGATGGGCTGGGGTTGGCACATCGCTTCTGACAACGCCGCGTACTGCGGTCAGGCCCTTGACATCAGTCGCTCCATGCAGAACGACATCGGCCCCGACGAGCCTGGTGATCGTGGCTTCGTGCATGGTGGAGTCAGGGTTGATGTGTGTCGGAAGTGCGTAGCCGCTTGGGTCGCAGAGAGAGCGTCGGTCACTGTGCAATGAGCACACGACCGATCCAGTGGATCGAGCTTCACGGCCAGGCCCACATCATCAAGAATGACCGCTATCTCGACCGTGCCCTGTGTGGCATCGATCTGGCCGAATCCACGCTGATCTTCAAGGGTGATGAGCTTGAGGGCTGTGCCGACTGCATCACCAAGTACGCAGCGCAGAACACCGAGAAGCGGCCTGAATGGGTCGGTGGCGATGACGATTGGCCCGACTTCAACGCTGACGATTTCCTGAAGTAGGGTTCGCCTTTCACCAGTGGTCCAACAATCGCTGGAGATGCACCCGTCCAAGGGTGCGCTGTTGTGGAGATGCCCACCTAGTGTCTGATGCCACGGGGTGGGCATCTCGCATATCGTGGACATGTTTGAAGGCTCGCCGTTGGTTGATGGATTCTCCTGCGGCGGGCCTTCTTGCGCGTTCATCCCCACCATCCTCACCATTTATCCCCCTCCATCCCCCTCCGTTTCTGGTGATCATCCCCCCTGATCCTCCCCATTTATCCCCTACGATCCCCTACATATTTCGGCGTTGATCCCCCCTCATCCCCCAGCGGTTTCAACCTGCCACATGTGGCAGAAGTCCCGCTATTGGGAGTTTCAACCCAACAGACGCCTGTGCTCATCGATGGCCAACCTCTGGCCGTTGGCCCTGATGTACCTGGCAACCATGACCTGCGATTCCCACCCAGCGTGGTATCTCAACAGAGTCTCAGAGCCTCCTGCAGCCAGCCACCGCTCAGCGACACCACGACGGAACTGGTGAGCCGAGACGTGGACGCCTGCTGCCTTGGATCGCCGCTGCAGCATCCGCTTGATGCCCTCGGCTGAGAGAGGCCCCTGTGTGCCGAGCCACAGCCATGGTCCTCTGATACGGCTGTATCGCAGGTATGAGCGCAACGCCTTCACCGCTTCCGGTGTCAACGCCACCGTGCGAGGGCGGCGGCTCTTGGCCTTGGGGATCACGAAGGTGCCAGCGCTGAGGTCGAGATCGTCACGGCGCATCCTGGCCACCTCACTGAGCCGAGCACCAGATCCCCACAGCACGGTGATGATGGCGCGGTCTCGGGCGTTCCAGAAGCCTGATGCTGGAATCAGCATGAGCAGCTTGAGATACTGCTCCCGAGAGCATGACTCTGTCACCGGCTCGGGGATGCGTGGCAGCTTCAGCGACAATGCTGGATTCAGCATTTCAAACGCCTCGGCGCGCCACTTGTAGAACGCCTTGATCGCTCTGATGTCCACGGCCAGGGTCGCCGGTTGTACGTGCTTGGCTCGCTCTGCGAGGTAGGCGCGGAGGTCCGAAGTTTCCAGTTCTGGCAACTTTCCAAGCCGCTTGAGCACGCCGAGGTAGCACTCCAACGTGTGCTCGGAATTTCCCAGCAGCCGGAAGTGTGCCGTGAACGCTTCAATCTCAGTCATGATCCGCCTTGATAGGTGAGGGTCACTGCTGGGAAGCTGGGCAGCGCTGTAGGTTGTATAACCCCAGGTCAGGGGCTATTTGGAGCGGACGACGGGATTCGAACCCGCGACCCTCACCTTGGCAAGGCTGGCAACTTGAGGCAGTGACGTTGTTGTGTTACCAGGAGTTATAGCAGTATCACAACGCCATCACACGGATGGGTGAGGGTCAGCGCTTCATGTACATCACGACGTACACGATCAGGGCTGCGATGCCGATGAAGGTTTGGGCCGAGATGAACACGACCCTGGCGACACTCACGCCACCTGGACACCGAACATCGGGACAGTGGGGATGCCGGTCCAGTTGCCATCGACTGCCGAGAACGGATCGGGCAGAGCGGTGGCGAAGCTGCTGGTGATCTTGTACGCAGATGTCACCGGCAACGTACCAGTCGGGCCGACGGATGGAGGCAGGGTGGAGATCTCCGGCAGGCAGAGACCGGTCGGTGACATGTTGACCTGAGTGTTCGGTGAGTTGAGCGTGATCACCACCCAGAACCGCGAGGCGTCGTACACCTGGTTGACCGTCCATATCGGCCAGTCGCTGAACGTGAGACCGTTGAGTTGCGGGAGGTCAGCGAACTTGGCCGCTGGCAGTCCGTCGTCGCGATAGATCGCACCCTTGATGCTGAGCGTGCCGCTGTTCGGGAAGGCGTGGGCGAACACCTTGCCGATGGTCTTGCCCGCCTCCCAGTTGTACAGCACGGCGTACCAGTGGCCATTGGTCGCAGCGATAGCACTCGGTGATCCTGCTGCGGCTGGCAGGTTGAGATACGTCGTCGGGTGGACCCACGTCCCACTGCGCAACTTGGTCGCACCGCCACCTCCACTGCCACCGGAACCGGCTGGACCCTCTGGGCCAACTGGACCCTGGATGCCCTGCGGACCTTGAGCGCCGGTATCTCCTTTGTCGCCTTTCGGTCCCTGTGCGCCGGTCGCTCCTGGCGTGCCTGGGTCACCCTTCGGACCTTGCGCCCCGTTGGTGCCGTTGGTGCCTGCAGGCCCGGTTGGTCCTGGCACCGTTGATGCAGCGCCGGTTGCGCCGGTCGCTCCGGTTGGGCCTGTCGCACCTTGCGTGCCGGTGTCGCCCTTCGGTCCTTGCGGTCCCGCTGGTCCGATTGGCCCCTGTGGTCCTGGCGGGCCGGTCGTGCCACCGGAACCACCACCATCTGCACCGGCTGGTCCCTGCGGACCTTGTGGACCTGCGGGGCCTGGCGCACCGGCTGTGCCAGGAGGTCCCTGGATGCCCTGTGGTCCTGCTGGACCGGTTGCGCCGTCAACACCATCGGCTCCTGGTGCTCCATCGGCTCCTGTGGCTCCTGGCGGGCCGAGGATGACCGGCGTGGTGATGATCTCGGTCTCGGAGACGTAGGTGGTCACTGTGTCGGTCATCGCGTCACATCCTGACTGGCCACGATGCGGCCTCGGTACCACGTTCTCGGCTCAGCACCACTGACGGTCTGCTGCAGATCCCAGGTCGCTTCGGTGTTGCCGATCAGCGAGCGCAGTTGCTCGCCGGTCAGGCTGATCGTCACCAACTCGGGTGTGGCCACGACGTTGAACGCTGTGAGAGCGTCGGCAGCAGAGGCCGGAGAACGAACCTCTGCTGCCCACGTTCCGTCAACGGCTATGGGATCGCCGGTTGCCTTGTCCACGAAGTTGAAGCCGAGTGAGAAGCCATCCCCGGCGTAGAGCTTGAGGTCGAGTGTTTGCGGCTGTTGGGTGATCGTGCTCATGGCACTCCTCAGTGGGCCTTGATGAAGAACTGGAACGTGATGAACGCAGGCGTTGTGTCAACAGGCGTGGCGCTGCCTGGACCGTTGTCGGTGTTGCCGCCGAACGGTGGGACGTCCACGGCGTGACGGTGATCGGAGAGCAGGCCGGTTGCCGAGTCCTGCTCCTCGTTCGACTTGACCGCCTGCATGTTGCCGATTGCAGCGCCGGTTCCTGCAGCGGTGTTGATCGCGTTGGGCAGACCGGCACCGATGTTCTGTACGACGAAGTACTGGAACGACTGGCCACCGCTCCACGCCTCGGGGTGCGTGGTGTGGACGTGGTGGTTGCTCTGGATGTCGCTCTGGAACACACCGTGATCGTGAGCCATGGAGTGGGCGTGTGGCGGCAGGTTGGCAGCGACGAGGTTGTGTGCGTTGGCTCCACCGACCACACCGACAGCCGCGCCACCGATGGGGAATCGTGTCGCCGCATTGGGCAGTGTCAGTGAGGCCCCGACCTTCCAACTGGCCGGTGCGACGGTCCACAGGTCCTTGTACAGCGTCTGGGCGTTGGCCACCACCTGGCCGTTGAGGATCAGCCAGCCTGGTGTCTCAACGGTGGCGATGGACATGCGGATGTCACCGGCCCTGCACGACGTGTTGATCGCCGCTTCGACGGCATCGACGTGACCGGCGTTCCAATAGTTGCCGTCGATGAGACCGAGTTCGATAAGCGCCATTGTGATACTCCCTCAGGCCCTCTGGCCCCAGTACGCGCCATCGGCGGTCTTGGCTTTGGTGACCTCCCATGAGCAGGTGGACATGCCTCCGGTGGTGGAGGCCGAGATGTTGAACTTCGACTGGAACGTCGATGCAGCCGGTACGAATGCGTGACCGATGCACTGGCCGTAGCTGCCACCGGCACCGTTGTCGAGCAGTGCGCTGCCGTCCTGCACCAACGGCGCTGTCGCTGTCGGCAGCGAGCCGCCTGTGACACGACAGGCGAAGGCGGCGAACACCAGTGAGTTCTCTTCGGTGGTGTTGATGTTGTCGATGGCGTTGGCCGAGCCGGGGTTGACCGCGGTGTCCCAGTGCGGTGCGTCAGCGCCGAGCAGTTCGTACAGCACCGCCGACAGTCCGATGTGCGCAGCAGCGAAGGTGATCGACCGTGCCGCAGGCGCAGCACCGACGCTCATCCCGTAGATCTCCACCGACTGGAACCCAGCGCCACCACCGCCCCAGCGGCTGCGGGTCCAGCTAACGCCGAGCGAGTCGGTGACGTTGCCCAGTTGAGTGGTCTCGCCACTGTTGCAGCCGACGCAGCCGACGAGGATCAGTCGGCTGTTGGGCCGCGGCAGGTACGACGAGAACACGATGCTCGACCCCACCGTGGAACGGGGGTTGGCCGAGTAGATCGTGATGGTCACACAAGCTCCAGGGTGATCGATGCGTTGGAGCCGGGTGTCGATGTCCCGGTCTGGTCCACGTCCACGGTGATCACGTCACCGGCTGCGAGCGCCGTGACCTGTGGCGGCAGGCTGCTGCTGACCTTGGAGCCGACCGGGATCGTGGGCCGGTTGGCCTGGGTGGTGAAGATCGTCGTGCCGTTCTTGTTGACATCGAAGATGATGCTCGACGGCGAACCAGCAGGTCCGGTGCCCACTGCGGCCCGCACGGAGACGATGGTGCAGGCGTAGGCGACCACGAACGGGATGACACCGCTGCCCACCGATAGCACTCCAGGGATGCTCATTGCCGCCTGGCTGTGCCCAGGAGGGCCTGGAACGGTGGAATCGAGTCCAGGTGCCCCCACGAAGCCCTGCGGCCCTGGAGGGCCTATGGGGCCGGGAACGGTGGAGTCTGCGCCCGGTGCTCCGGTGGCACCAGTCGCTCCAGTGGCTCCGGTCTCGCCCACAGGCCCCTGTGGACCGGCTGGGCCGGTGTCGCCCTTGGGGCCTGGGATCAACAACGCTGTGGCGACTCGGTTGACCTCATCGGCCACTTGGTTGCCCCATGTCGAGTCAACGAACTGATCGGGGCCGACGTGCGGGATGGCAGTCATCGCCAGCGCTCCGTTCCGTCCCAGCGGGTCGAGTCCCACAGAGCGAACTCCGGTGGGATCACTTCCCAGGCGCTGTCGGCTTCGATGTCCATGGTGATGGTTCCTCTCCAGTACGTGCCGCCGCCACCGAACTGCACGTCGATCTCCATGCCGCAGATCGAGTAGCCGGTGAACTCCAGTTGCTCATGCGCTGGCAGGCCGATGTCAATCGTCATCCGGTCGGTGATGTCGGCTTCCACGATCAGTTGCGCTTGGTTGAAGCCCTGACCGCTCTCGACGGCGAAGGTGACGGGCCGGTAGGTCTGCCGTGCCCGAGCGAGCATCCCATCGGCAACGCGCTGTAGGTCTGCATCGCCAGGCTCAGCGTTGGTGATCAGGTCGGTGCGTGTCGTGCTCCGGCGTTGGTACTTCCCAGCGATGCCGTGGTTCTCGTACGTGATCACCGTGCCACCGACCCGAGAGAGGTCCACGCTGCTGAGGATGCGCTCATCGTCGTTGGCCGTGACGATGGAGTCGGTGTCCTGATCCCGGCGCTGCAGCTTCCATGAGATACCACTGCCCATGGCGCGGTCAGCGATCATCAACATGCCGTGCTTGGCTGGCCAGACCACGGCGTCCACCGAGTCCACCGTGAGGTACAGGTTGCTGGCCACGTCCTGAGCGAAGTCCGATGCCTGGAACGTTGCCGGGGTCGTGCTCATGATCTCCCGACCGAAGGCCCAGTCGGCTTGGTCGAGCAGCCGGTCCACTCGCTGCGTCAACGTGTCGCCGCCACCGATGACACCGTCGAGCGCATGGTCGTTGACCTCGGACAGCAGGAAGCTGTTCTCCCACACGACGATGTCCACCCAGGAGTACGCCTCCAGGCCGACCGACGCCTCGTTCCATGAGATCGACTGGCCGCAGAACTGAGAGCACAGCGTGG